GCAAAACCAGGTGGTGCTTTGGGTGGTGCTGATGCTGAAGAAGCAGCTGCGATTGAACGAGATATTAACGAAGAATATCCTGCAAGTCAAGCTGCATATGAAGCTCAATTCGAAAGTGAAGAAGATGCGATGGCAAATAATAGTCAAGTTACTTCAGATGAAGCGTTCAATTCAATTAAGGAATATAATGAGGAAGTTAATAACTCTGGTGATGATGGTGTAGTATTAGGAGAAGACCCACCACTTGGTGAAAGCGGCAGTCTTGATTTTGGGTCTGGACCCGTATCAGTAACAGGTACTAGCGGCGCAAGTGGTACAAGTACTGCTAGCGGTGGTGGTAGTAATGAACCCAATAAACCAAAACCACAATTAGCTGGTAAAGGAGATGAAGCTTTATTTAAGAAATGTGGAAGCGGTCATTGGCCTGCAAAAGGTTCACCTGGTAGTTTTGAAGTACAAACAACTGAGAAAGGAAAATGTCCTAGATATTGGTATAAAGTTAATAACGAATATCTAAAAGCAAATTGTACTGAAATCATGTTCCCAACAAAGGGTGGTAGCAAGAAAATAATGGTTCATAAACACTTAGCAGCAATTGTAAAACCAGCTATTGATAAGATAAAAGCGCAAGGTTTAGAAAAATATATTGAAAACTGTGCAGGCGGACTTGCTGTTAGAAACGTAACATGCGGTAGTCGCTTTTCAAACCATGCTTGGGGAACTGCTATTGATATGAATACATCAGTATATCCATATGGATACAATTTTAAAGCAGATGGAATTTATAGTGGTAAGACTAAGGTTAGAGACCTTAACGATTTTGATAAAGGGTTTCAACGAGTGGCAGCAATATTTAAATCTCAGGGAATGACTTGGTTAAGTAATAATGACCCTATGCACGTTTCTATATATGAATAGAAATATAACCTTTTCAGTTTAAATCTCAAAAATACTTAATTGAAATATTTATAAACATAACAAAGAATATATGAACACAGATAAATTATTAAAAGCTATACAAATCCTTATAAAAGAGGAATTGAAGGAGCAATTACCTGCGTTAATCAACGAATCCGTACAAAAGGAAGTAAAAAGATTATTAAGTGAAGGTAAACAACCAGTACAACCTAAAAATACTGGATTATCAATGGCTAAGGCTATGATGGAAGATGATACTATTCAAGAATCCATACCTACAAAGGTACTACCACAAAAGCAATTCAGTAAAAATCCAATGATTAACCAAATTCTCAATGAAACTAGAGGTGGTATTCCGCAAGGAGATGGTGGATTTAGAACAATGAATTTTGGACAAGGTGATATGGGTTCACTTGTAGGTGGAACTGCATTAGCTGAAAAAATGGGTTATGGTGAAATGGCTAAAGGACCTCAACCAACTGGATTGGGTGTAAACACTGGAGTAGCTGAAATAGATAAAGCTTTGAATAGAGATTATTCAGAACTTGTAAAAAGATTTAAGAAGAAGTAATGGCAATTGTATTAGGACAAAAATTAGTACAAGATACTAAAAAGTATGAAGATTATGCGATAGGTATATCATTACCAATCCAAATCGGTAATACTGCGTTCAATCAAACCTTTACAACTAATGAGCAAATAAAATCAAATGTAAAAAATTTACTATTAACCAAAAGAGGTGAAAGAGTAATGCAACCCGCATTTGGTAGTGGATTGCAAGAATTATTATTTGATTTTAATGATGATAGCTTGCCAGGTAAAATTGAGGATGCTATAACAAACGCATTAGAACAATGGTTACCATATGTTACAATTGAACAAATAGATGTAGAAAGTACAAATAACAATAGAGATAATAATTTAATAAATGTATCGGTAACATTTGGATTATTAAATCAACCTGATTTAAATACTGTATCTTTCACAATAGCAGCTTAATAAATAAAAAATGGGAATAACTGTAACAAATAAAAATTTTAAAAATAAAGGAAAGGATATAAAATATCTTGATAAAGATTTTATTGGATTTAGAAATAATCTAGTAGAGTTTGCAAAAAGCTATTTCCCAAAAACGTATTCTGATTTTAATGAATCTTCTCCTGGTATGATGTTTATAGAAATGGCATCTTATATAGGTGATTCATTATCTTATTATATTGATGATACTTTAAAAGAATCATTAATGGTATATGCTGAAGATATAAAAAGTGTATTAGCATTATCACAATATTTAGGATATAAGCCAAAGGTATCATCGCCAGCAATTACAACATTATCAGTTTATCAATTAGTTCCATCAATTGGAGTTGGGGTAAACAATTTACCAGATACAAAATATTTTTTAAGAATTAAAGAAGGATTACAATCGACATCAACAAAAGATGGTATAGTATTTAGAACAACAGACGCTGTTGATTTTTCCGATGAAAATGGTAGAGAGGTTAGTGTTTATCAAAGAGATTCTGCAACTGGAGAACCAAGTTTTTATTTAATTAAAAAATATGTACAAGCAATATCTGGAGAGTTGGTAGAAAGAGCAGTTACATTTAGTTCGTATTCTCCATTTGAAAAAATAGTGTTAGATGAAACTAATGTTATTCAAATATATGATGTAAGAGATAGTGGTAATAATAAATGGTACGAAGTTCCATATTTAGCACAAGAAATGGTTTTTATAGATGTACCAAATACAGAAGTAAATGATGCAGATTTATATCAATTTAAAACGACTGTACCATACATTTTAAAAACAATAAAAACCCCAAGAAGATTTGTTGCAAAAGTAGATGAGGAAAGTAGAACTGTTATTCAATTTGGAGCAGGTGATTCATCGGCATCGGATGAACAATTAATTCCAAATCTTAAAAATGTAGGATTGGGATTGCCAAATTCTATTGGTAGATTGGATGAATCATTTGACCCAACGAATTTCTTAAAAACAAAAACATACGGAACATCGCCATCATCAACAACAATGACTGTTAGGTATTTAATTGGTGGTGGTGTTAAATCAAATGTAGCAACTGGTCAATTGACTAGAATTACTAAAATAGAATTTGAAGAAGATACACAAGCATTGACTGATAGTGAACGAGCAATTTATCAAGCAACAAAAAACTCTGTAGCTATTGATAATGAAGTAACAGCCGCAGGGGGTAGGGGTGGTGAGACTGTTGAGGAAATTAGACAAAACGCTTTAGCAAACTTTGGTTCTCAAAATAGAGCAGTAACCGCAAAGGATTATCAAGTAAGAGTATTATCTATGCCTGCAAAATTTGGAGCAGTTTCAAAAGCTTACGCTGTAGCTGATGGTACAATAGATAATAACTCGCCGGCATCTATATTAGCATCACCTAACAATTTGCAAGAATTTACTGATTTAGTAATGAATTTTGTTAATATGCCTGATAGTGAAGAACCATCTGAGCAATCGGTAAAAGAAGATATTACACAATATTTAATTGGAAAGACTTCAAATGAAAATGAAAAGAATAATCCGTTTGCAATTAATTTGTATTTGTTAGGATATGATTTATTTGGAAGATTAGTACCACTTAGTAGAGGAGTTAAAGAAAATGTAAAGACTTATTTAAATGAGTATAGATTATTAACCGATGGTATAAACATTAATGATGGATTTATTATAAACATAGGTATTGAATTTGAAATATCAGTTTATCAGAATTATAATAAGAGTGAAGTATTGGCAAAGTGTATCTCAGAATTAAAAGATTACTTTAATATTGATAATTGGCAATTTAATCAAACAATAAATTTGAGTGAAGTTGAATTATTAATAGCAAATATAGAAGGAGTTTCATCTGTTCCAAATTTATTAATAGTGAATAAATGTGGTGGCAAGTACGCACCAAATTCATATAATATAGAAGCGGCAACTAAAGCTAAGATTGTATATCCATCTTTAGACCCATCTATTTTTGAAATTAAATATCCGAATTCGGACATAAAAGGAAGAGCAAAATAATGGGATACTACTTTTTAACAGCATCAAAAGATGCAACGCTTTATCTTCAACAACCCAATCAAAATACTGGGCTTGATGAAATCTTAGAAATAAGTAAA